ATCCGTGTGCATTAGCTGAATCAATGTTCATACTGTAGATACGACCGGTCTCCAGCCTTTCTCTAGCGAAGATTTCTGCTATTTTTCTGGCTGGGACTTTCTTTTTGAACTTCAAAGATCTGGCATTCTCGTACTTGACGTACAGCTCTTCAAATTTTTCGTTGTCACCAAATGCCTCATAGAGGCCAGACGCTTCATCGGGGCTGAATAGGGTTACGTCCTCGTTAGCAATGAGGCGGTCATAAAAGAGCTTACAAAACTGAATACTGTAATCTAGTTTACGAACGCGGTTGTCGTCTGTCCCCGCGTTGTTCTTGAGAACCATTACGTCTTCGACCTCGTAGTGCCAGAATGGTACGTGAACTGTAGCTGATCCACCACGAAGGCCGTTCTGACTGGTGGACTTGACAGCCGACTCAAAGTTTTTCAGGTACGGAATTAAGCCCGTGTGTATCACCTCACCACCTCTGATGGGAGAGTTGATGGGTCTCATTCTTCCGATGTTGAGTCCAATTCCCGCTCGTCTCGCAGTATACTTACCAACCGCATGAATACTAGAAAATATAGCGTCGAGATTATCAGCAACGTCCACCAAAACGCAACTGGCGAATTGACGTATATTAGTCCTAACACCAGCCATGATAGGAGTGGGCAAGTTGATCTTGAATGTCGAATAGCAGTCATAAGCCTTTTTAACCTCTTCTCTCGTATCAAATAGGCACATGGCGATACACATGTACGCAAACTGGGGAGTTTCGTATATTGCGCCAGAACTCCTGTTTTTTACAAGGTATTTATCTATTAATTGTTGGAGTCCAGCAAAGGTGAATCTGTCGTCTCTGGAGTGATCTATATATTTACCAAACAGGTCTATATCTTCTTCAGACCATTTTTCTAGAATGGTGGGGTCGTAGACACCATTGTCTACATTCCGTTGCAGGAATAGCAAAAAGTCTGTTGCCCTGTCTCCATATCCCCAGACCTGCTTTCTGAGCTGCATGTTGAGTAGTCTGGCGGCAACATATTGATAATTAGGTGTTGATTCTGAGATTAAATCATTTGCGGATTTTATTAGTACCTGATGAATGTCTGAGCTGGAAATCCCATCGTAAAGAGATAGGTTTGCGTTCATTTCGATATCTGAGAAGGAAACTCCGTTAATACCTTTTGTAGCCCATTGAACGACTTTATGGATTTTTTCTACGGAAAAATCTTCTTTTTCTCCGTTTGTTTTAGTAACTTGCATCTAAAGTGATATCCTTGTCTAAAAGCAGTGTTTACGCTGCCCATTATATATTAACCAAAGGTGGTTGTCAAGTGTCTAGATAGAAAAACCCCGCAATAATGTGCTTAAAGCGGGGCGGTGCTATCTGGTAATCTTTATTTGTACATTGTCTCCGACCTGTACAAGGATGATATCTTTGCCGTTCTCCTTTGTAAAAGTAACCATGTCTAATATTTCTGTGGCTTTGTCTATGTCTTCTTGGTCTATATTTAGTTTTTCTAAAATAGTACCAATGATACTTTCTGTAACCCCCATTATTGATGTACACTCCAAGCAATTGCGTCTAGGCAGTCGCACAGGTCTTTTCTTTTTTTCTCTGTGAGTTCGCTATCCTCTAGGCCGAGCGACTGGGCTATGACAGAGTCTATTTCTTCTCCCAGTTTAGGGTATTTATCTTTAAGTTCTAGTCCTGCAAAATTAAGGCCACCGGACTTAACGTTGAACTCCCTGAAGACTCCGGTGGATCTTATAAAGCCCGGATCTGATTTAACTACGTCAGAAACCTCAGCAAAGAAGTCTGAAATTTGACTAGCATCCTCCTTTTCTATGTCAATGTCTACGATCTTTTGAACCAGTGTCTTATATGAGATTGTTGGTTCAACAACGTCCACGGATGGGGTATTAATGACCTCTACATTAGCTTTGATAAACTCTACGAATTGCTCACCAAGCAATGCAACTACCACCAAAACCCCCATAAGGATAAGTCTTACTTTTTTAGACATTTACGCCCCCTTTGGTGGAATCAAGTTGGGCTTGCTTCTTTTGACGAGTAGCGGGAAGATTGCTTCCAGCTCTTTCTCAGCATCTCTCAATTCCGCATCGCCGCAAGCCTTCTTTAAGACTTCCCAATGATTAACAATTTCAACTAAAGAGGGTTCCACATCAGACCTATTACCCAAATCTTTTAAGGGTATTATTTTCTTTGTGAGGATGTTGTCTTTTATAAAAGACCAAACTGGGCTAACAAAGACGCTCAAGCCTAAAGCGGCTGCGAGAGCTATCATTACTATTTGAAAAGTATTCATATATACTCCTAAATGCTATCCATTAATTGGTACAACTCCGTTTCCGATAAAGAGGCTCCTGCCTCAAAAAAACTATTAATTAAAGCCTTTCTCTGAGTCTTGTCCTTGAATCTCCTTCTAACCTCCCTCTTAAGGAGGATTCTATGGAGAATACTGTTCGTTTTGATCGCGCTGGCAACTGATTCTCTTGAGTAACACATATATAATAGCTTACAAACCGATATAATGCAATTACAAATTGCCATAATAGTCCACGGATCAAAGGAAAAACTTTCTTCTTTCGCTTGCGCATAAGCCAAAACCTTTCTGGCAATCATGAGCTGTATTTCTGGGTTACCTTCGTTCATTTTTGAACTTCTCCGTCATGGTAGGTTAAATACTGCTGATTTATCTTCGACCGAAGAGTGCCTTTATCCTTGGCGTCAGCCGAAGCACTTTTTTTTTACACCCTTGTCTGATCCTACTGGTACTTTTTCGCAATCACATCTTCCGTACGTTGGGATGCAGTTACAATAGGTTGTATTGGTGTTGCATTTGCATGTATATTTTACCTCTGGCTTTACCGGCTCAGGAGTTTTATCTTCACAGGCAGTGCAGCCCGGACATTCTGTCTTATGACCATCCCCGTGGGTTATCCACCCGGAGCCATCACACTTTTCTACTACCTCGTCCTCCCTGTCGGACATGATGGTGTGGGCTATTCTCGTTGATATATACGGTCTATAGTTGGTGTTCGTTGAAGTTGTAGAATATGGAAGGTTAAACGTCATGAGTGCTGACGAAAGGATTACTGGGATTAAACTATTCATAGTAGTTCTCCTACAAGTAAGAAGTTGTACCGTAATTAGGTAGATCTCTAGCCGGAAAGCCATCTACATCACTAAATACCCAAGATCCTTGCTGTGCCAACATACCTCTGGCATCCTTCTCTCTTATCCAAAAACTTCCCTCTGGTTGTCCGTGTACTCTGGGGCCACTATTCCATTTACCCCAACTATTTTGTACTAAGAATAAGTTTTCTTTGAACCTTTCCCTCGTGTCGTCACAAGCTATCCACGCCATTGCGTGGTTCCAGCCATCACCCCGCTTTGCTATTCCGTTAGAGTCTCTGCGAGAGCTAAATCCATAGCCCGAACATACAGATATAGAATAACCATTCGCTAGGGCGTCTCTAGCCTCTTGTACTGTAGTTATCATAGATACAGTGTTTACCTGATGCTTTTTGGCTTCGCCTGCATAGACACTTTTAGGTATCTTATGCCTAGCACCCAAGCTAGAATCATACTGGGAAAGATCTACAGAGCCGTAGTCTTTTCTTAATAATATTCCGCCCTTAGAATGGACGTACTTGGCGGCTCCAGAGCAAGTCATACCCTGCCCCCTGTGCCCGCGCGATTGATAGATTGCTTCTGTTGCGCCGCGAGTCTCAAAAGATTCTGACTCACCTTTAATATGAATCTCCACTGCTCTAGTTATATCAACAGCGTTTCTAGTGGAGTGAGCAACGCAATCTCCCGTTGTTTGCCTTTCAGAAGGCCCGAAGTATTTGTCAAACCTTAATAAAGACTTAAACGGTAGGGAGAGCTTTCCCTCTCCGCTACCGTAAAGTCTAAAAGCGGTCGTACCAAACAATGGAGTCTTCAGTTTCGCTAGGAGTTCTGCCGTCTCTTCAGGGTCGCAGATACTCCCCTCGAAACCATTTCTGTAGGCATTCAACAATTCTCTCGGACTGCTGAATGTTTCCATTATTATTCCTCGTCTTTATTGTCTCTAAGCCACTTGATGGCGGTGTCTAAGCCGACAGCCACGATGGGCACAAAAAGAGTGCCGAGGGTGCCTAAGTCTATTTGATCTAGACTACCAGCCACATAGGTTAGGGCCGCTGCCCCACCTACTAGTAAAGCGTTTCTTCCAATTTTAACGAGGTCACCTACGTTAAGAGTAAACTTTTTAGAACCCATATTAGTTCTCCTTATAAATGTTGATTAAGAATCCTTCGTGTTCCTGATCCGTAATCCGATACGGATACCCCAAAAAATGAAATTTGTCGTCGCCAATGGAGTTTGTTACGATATCAATCTTCCTATTCATCTCTATGCAAGATGTTATCTCCTTAACAAACTCCTCTCTTTCACTTTCGTCTACAATATTTACCCAATCAAATCCTTCTTTTGGGTTGTCACATCCTTCAGATATCTCCTCAAACTTCTCGTTGAACCAAGAGATTCTCCCAAAGCTGTCTACTTCCAATAAAGCCCTGTCATGATAATGTAGAGACGCCTTTGACCTTTGGTCTAGCACCTTTTGGCTTCTCTCTATGTTACTGCATGTCTTCCTTAGACAGTTAATAGCGTCTTTCATTGAGCCGCCACCGTTGGGCGTAACCTCGCCCTTGATGGTCTCGATAGATTTTTTAATGTCCTCTTGGTCATCTAAAAATTTTATTGCTGGCTTTACTAACTTTCTCCACATGAAAATGCCTACTGAAGTTAAAATCCCAGCAATCGTACTTGCTAAAGCTAAACCTTCTGCATCAAAGGAAAACATATCAAACTCCCAAAAAAAGGTTCCCCCTGCGAACAGAGGGAACCTGATTACAGCAAACTAAAATATTAAGAAGACGTATCAGTTTCGTCTTCGTAAGCATCTTTAGCTTTATAAGCGTCAGTCGTAGGCTTGGCTTGACCACCAAAGTGGTAGGTCAATTCGCCGGGAACTGCGCGAGTTGGGAAGATTTCAGTTGAAACAGCGGCTGTACCATCTGCTGGGTTAATCATAGTGGTAGCGTTTCCAGCATTTGAACCTTTGGTTCGACCGGGAACAATTTCAGTGCTTGGTCGAGCCATGGTGTCAAACGCTTCATCGGACTTATCACCAATCAACCGATCAGCGATAGTGCCATGAGTATTGTCATATCGACCGTCACCAATAGTACCACCGAATTTTCTAATAGCAGTGTTGGAGTTTCCTCCGAGGTTCTCTGCTACGCCTCTAATCACCCAGTCAGTTGCACTGGCGTTGAATGCAAGTGTGGCGTTATCAGCTACGCTTCCAGCAATCGCTCCGGAAATACCGACTCTATCAGTGGTAGAAGCGCCAGTGCCTACGTTACCAAGAACTTTGGAACCATAATCACTTCTGTCGCCAACATTGTCAGCAAGCGTGTCGATTGAAAGAGCGCTAGTCACCGGACTGTCAGAAGCCTTGTTTCCAGCCTTAATAATGGTTCCTCCATCGACAACACCACTGTTATCAATGTCGTAGCCAGCAGCAAAAGTTGCACCTTTGGTTCCAACTAAAAAAGCTGAACCATATCTTTCAGGTAATGCCATAAGATTATCTCCTATAGATAAAGAAAAAAATTAGTTATTCTCCGGTTCCCTTATAGCAGTCCAATTTTCCTACTTGATTATACACTTTTTGAGAGCGAATTTCTCAACTTTTTTAAATTTTTATTTATTCTTATGCGGATAGTTTCACCGCAAACACCCCTGCTTTCCGCTATTTCCTTGATTGACATGTTTTTGTAGAACCTATCAAGAATCAGGCTGGGATCTTCGCAGGCAAAATTTATTTCGTCGAGCATGTCTACTTGATCGTAATGCTTCTTGGAGTCTTCAATATTTGCGTGTATCTTGCCGCCAAAGCTCAACTTGTTCTTGTTAAACTTCTTTTGGCTGAGGCATTCCATTACTACCCCTTTGTAGAGGTAGGTGGTGAACTTGCATCTAGAATCTACTGAATATCTATCGAGAGCCTTCCATAAAGCATTCATGCAACATGTAGCAATCTCATCTTGAGAAAGATTGTATCTAAATGTAGAACATGCCTTCTGGAGGATCTTAATGATGTCCTCGCTGTCTATATTGTTGCTTTCGGCAATCTCTTTAAAAACTCCCGCTTCTAAAACTTCTTTCAACTCTTGTTTTTCAAAATCTGTCACTTTTGCTCCTCGTTAATAGCACTTAGTTTATTCTCAATGTCCTCCCTCACTTCAGTGAAGTTAAACATCTTTCCGATACCTATAAAAAATCTATATCTGGTGCAGATTCTCATGATCTCCACGCCAGCTATTTCATCTAAAGTATTTTTAATCTTTGGGGTTATGTCAAAATTAGTGTACCCCATCCAGCAGTCGTAATTGGTTGCCAAGAGGATTTCCTTTGAGAAATCTTTGTCCAAAACCACTTTAATGTCTTCTATAACTTCTTCGTGCTGTACCATCATTTCTTCATCTGCAAAATCAGCGTCACTGGGGAATAAGTCTTCGTCCTTGTTTAGGTTTTCCATGACATTCTGGTACAATTGCTGGGCGAGGGGGCAGTTAATTTGCCCATCAAGCACATCTTCATACTTTTGCCAGCCGATTTTCTGTGATTTTTTCATATCTAGCTCCCTAGAATAGGTCTGAAGGTTTAATACAAGGTTCTTCCTCCTGTCCTTTTTTAAAAATTGAAGAGCTTTCATTCTTAAAGTTATCCGTTGTTAGCTCAGTAACCTTGGTTAAAAACGGATCAACCTTGTTTGGTATAGACTCCATCAATCCGCTTGTAGCCATCTCCAACGCCTCTAGCTGAAGCTGTATAGTACCAAGAGACGAGATCATCTTTGCGAAGTTATCTATTGATGTGTCGCTATAATCCTCAAGGTTGATGTCCATAAAAAGTTCACCATCCTCTGACATGGAGAATACAATCCGTGAAGATATGTTATCTGGCATATTCAAGCACTCTTTCTGCTGTATTGTCCCAGCTAAATTTTTTCGCTGTTTCCACACCAAAAGTATTGACAGTGCCCTTTTTCTCTACTGTGAACTTAGACATTTTCGTGTATAAATCCAGCTCTGCATGGGGGGTTATCTTAGCCCAATTTCCTTGACCAAAGAACCACTTACCGTCAAAAGCTGGTTCAACACCATCAATATCCACTAGTCCGCAATTTTTGGTGGTGCAAAATTCAGTATGCGCTGAGTAGTTTGTGGCGATAACGTGCTTTCCAGCCGCCATCATTTCCAAAAGCTCTAAATTCCATCCTTCACCTCTGGAAGGAAATACGCCGCAGTCTACCTGCGACATTATATTATACACTTCTTGCTGTGTCTCAGCTCTAGGAATTAACTTCACTTTTGGGTGGTTGTAAAGCTGGTGCCACTTGGCATCTTCTTCAGGTGAATTGAAGGGGTTGCCGCACATCATCCACAACTCAGCGTCTATCCCGTGATCCAACATCATCTTAAATGCTTTTATTAGGATATCATGCCCCTTTCTGATCTCCCACTTGCCGCAATTGAAGAAGATAGTTTTATTGTTATTTCTTACTGGGGCTGGCTTAAAAATCTCCATGTCTACACCAAGCGGTACCACGTTAGTTGTCCACGGGAAAGTAGATGTGTTTTGCAGCACGTCCTTTGCCCACTGAGAACAAACAAACAATCTATCACAAGAGTCTAGGTGGTGTTTCTCTAAGTCAGTAAACGTATCCAACTCAAAGATGGGAAAGCCAATAAAAGTGCCTCGTCCCACACGTTCTGCCATCTGGTTCTGATGCCAGATTTTGATACAGGGTGCTTCTGGATCAAACATCTTAGATGTTTCTATACCTTTTGTTACAGCCTCTGCGTCTGCTTGGTTGGTAACTTGGGGTTGCCCTATCATGTGTAGGGATACATTTGCCTTGCGTTGCAATGCCTTCAGTATATTTAGTCCAGCGACACCGTATCCGAGTTGATTAATTGGCGTCATTAAATTGATGTTCATTTGTGAAATACCTCAAATACAACCTGTTCTGCTGTCATATTAGGATTATTGGTTAAGATATCGTCTACCAGCTTATTCGCATCGGATTTTTTGTATCCAAGTGAAACGAGACCTGAGACCGCTTCCCTTCCCTTATCAGTCCTCGAAGGCTTCGCGGGCTTACTGTTTGAGGGCTTGGGCTTTGCTGTGGCTGGAGGTGGATCTTCCTTAAGCACAAAGTGTGCGGTAAGATATTCCTGATCGCCTGTAAGTGCAGCGTATATATCTTCTTCTTCTTCAATATACTCGGACACCTTCTCTGCAAGGCTAGTTTCTGTAGCTTGACTGCTTTTTGCAAAGAAGCCCTGCACAGCGGAAAAGAGAAAAATTAGGGCAAAAACCCAAGTGATTACATTTCCAATCATATGTGCGTTTTCCAGCCCGTTTGGATTATACATAGTGCGCGTTATCCCGAAAGAACTAATTAATTGTAAACGTCTTGTGTAATTATACTCTATATCGTCCTGTTTGTCAACCCCACTTGAGGAAATTGTCAAAATTTTGCCCTGAAATGTCGAGGTGACACGCATCATATGTATAAAAAAGCCCCGTTCAGCGTCTTGCCAAACGGGGCTAAAGCAACTTTTTTTGTTCCCGTATCATCGTCCTAACGGGTCGCCGTAATAAAGGCAAGCTGCTAATATAAACTAGAAAGGAGATCCAATCTCTTCAGCAGTATCTAGCTTTCTAGCTGCGAGACTTGCTGGATCGACACCAAGAGAAATTTCGTCAGCCATGATGCAGACCGAGCTTCTCTTGTTTTGATTCTCGTCTTCATAATCATCAATATTAAGTTTACCTTGAATTGATGCCTCTCTACCCTTTACGAGCTTTGGTTGCAGGCTTTCGGCCATTTTTCCAAAACAAAGAACATTGATAAAGAGTGTCTTGTCATTGCGTCGGTCGTTTACCGCCATTCTGAACTTAGACATTGGAGTTCCCTTCTTGGTAGTAGTAAACTCCGCATCTTTCGTGAGTCTTCCGACCCCATTCCAACAATTGCTATCCATCTTAAACTCCTAGAGCTGATCTAATCTTTCCACGAACTACTTGAGAATTGCCACGATTCGACACAACTGTCGTTGCATTGTAAACATGACTTGTAAAATCACGAGTCAAGCCGAGTGCTTTTCCAGCCTTCAGCGTTTCTCGCTTATTGGTGCCGTAAACCGTTCCGGTGGCTTTGTATGCCAACGCTGTAACAGGATTCAGCTGTTCACCCTGAAATTGACCGCGAGTGATTTCACCAACAAGAGAACCTGTTTGGTTAAAATAACTCTTTGGCAACTTTGCTAGTGCCGTATAAAATTCACTACTTTCCATAATTTCTCCAAAAACTATTAAACTTATTCTTCAGAAGCCGCAGCATCACTTGCCTCGGAACTTTCCCCCTGAAGAGCTTCACTTCCGTCAACTAAATACTTATTTAGTGTATCAATTTCCTTTTCAATATCTGCCTTTCTCTGGGATAGATTTTGAATCTCTCGTTGTACGTTCAGTAAATGGGCTTCCGCCATCTCCTTGATGGACACCATGAGTTCCTCCTTTGCTTGTCTTGTCGGTTGATTTATACTATTATAGTCTACGATGACCTGTTTGTCAACCGGAATTTAAAAAATTTCAAACTTTTCTGCGCTTTCAATAAGCAGACTATTATCTAGCTTGAGCTTCGATATGAATCTTATGTCCATGCGATGGCCTATCTCTTTTAAGACCATGTCGTATTTCTTCGTCCATATGTCACCCTTCGGCTGTGACAGATCAGAAAATACCACCTCTTTGACTCCACACTGCCAAAGCATCTGCAAGCAGGTCGTGCATGGTGCAGCGGTAATATAAGCACTAGCTCCCAGTGTACTTTTACCCTCTCTAGCGCAATTATAAATGGCGTTAGCCTCTGCGTGTATCATGTATGGATATTTTTCAGGCCTTGTGTTCGGCAGCCTAGTGTCGTCAATGTCCCTCATGAAGCCGTTGTATCCAGTTGCTATGCTAGTCTTGTTTTTGACAAGGATACATCCACATTGTGTCTGCGAATCGTGACTCCTCCTCGACCAAAGCACGGCTTCCGAAAAGAAAATATTATCCCAATCTGTTGGATCTGCTCCATTTGCAACTATTAACTGAGACAGCATGATAAATCCCCAAAAAGTAAAAGAGGCCAGCTTGGGTAGCAAGGCGCTGGCCAAACCCCGTGACCTAAAAGGTCAGTTGGCAGCTAGGCCGCCAGTGCGAAATTCTTTTCGACACTTAAAAAGTCGATTAGATTTTTTACGTAGCCCTTCTAATCACCTACGACATGCAGTCATTACCTACGCAACCAGTCGATACCATTACGCCCCCGTAAGTTGGCAAGTGGAGGCGGGGAGAATCGAACTCCCGTCCTGCTTTGTTTCAATAATAACGTCTACATGCTTATCCCCAAACGGGGCTAATCTTTTCTAAAAAACTTCTTGTATAACATCCAAAAAAAACTTTTGAACACACTCCTGTGAATCACTCTTCCATTTCTTTCAGCGAGGCCAAAGTGATCTAGTGAGCATTTGTCGCAAAACCAAAGAGAGCATATCCTACACTTATAACCATCGACACACTCAATGTTCTTGTCGCAATTACTGCATTTCATCCTCATCCCTTTTGAAAAACTTTCTTATTTTCTTTGGTATGTCATGCCCAAGATCTTTTCCTAACTTTTTACCCTTTTTAGTCAAGCTGTAGTAAAAGTGTCCATCTTCCCCGATTAACTGATCGACTATGCCGTCTTTCATTAGTGAGACTATGATACGCTGGACATCATCTTCAGCTTTCCTTTGTTGTTTCTTTTGTGCCTTAAAAAAGTCTAGCATCAAAGGTCTTTCGTCTAGTGTATATTCAAAAATATCAAAAAAGTATTGGCCTTCGATATTTGGAGATTGCTTCTCTAGCTTTTCTAGAAATTCAAAAGCAAGTTCCATACTTGAGTATACGCCGACAGGCTCTATTCCAAAATCTACAGATCCCTCGTCACCAGTAATCATAACTAAAGCGTATATTTTATTCATTATTCTGCCCTCCGGCGTAATTATACACGATTAGCTAAAACTTTGTCTGGCCGCTCCGTACCTAGCTGGATCAGCGTTGCCCGTGTCCAACCTGCTTTTAAGGGTCACATAAAATCCCACATCATCCTTGCAAAGTACCTGATTTTCCGAGAGAGCAAGGTTAAAGTCTTCCACCTCGGGATCATCGCAATCTACAACCATTGATGCGTGAGAACCAAACCAGCTTGGCGTGGTGATCCTTTTTCCTGTTTCATATCTTCCGCTTCTATTAGGCATTTCCAGTTTCTCCAAAATAAATTTGTAGCATATCTAATCTGTCGTCCGCATCAGCAAGTTTTGATAAGGCTTCGTTTAGATTTTCATGTAAGTCACCGGTGCTATGATCTCCGATACCCGCTGGGTGGTCGAGCATAATCTTGAGGCTTGCTAGTGCCTCAGACTTATCCTTCATTGCGTTATGCTTTAACGCTTCTAGTGCATTCTTTCTGAAAGTCATTTAATCTCCTTTATCCAATTTTCTAAACTAGTCTTTGGTTTCCATTTTAAAATATCCTTAGCTTTACTAATGCCTGCTAATGTCTCTTTAGGTTCTATTCTTTTCTCTCCGAACACTTTATTTCCTCCGATCATCTCTGCTATTTCATTCACCGAGTAGTTTTTGCCACATCCTATATTTATACCGACGCTTCCTGTGTAATCAAGTTCCATAGCTTTAATGTTCGCATCTACTACATCTGACACATGGACAAAGTCTCTTCTCTGTTCCCCATCGTTTACTATGTTTAACGGCTTATTGTTTTGATGAGCTTCTAAAAATACACTGAGTACACTTCTGTATGCTCCGGTTGTTGTCATTCTATCGCCATATACATTGAAATACCTGAGCGAAACACTCTCTAATCCATAAAGCTCAAAAAACATTTTGCAATACTGCTCGCCCTGATACTTGCTTAGGGCGTAGGGGCTTTTGGGGTTAGCAGGGTTATCCTCATTGGTAGGTATCGTTGCATCACCGTAGATGGATGAAGAACTGCTGAAGACAACCTTTTTAACCTTCAATCTCCTAGCTGTGTCTAGTACCCTTACCGTCGCCATTAAATCGTCTGTGGCAATCGCTGGGTAATCAATAGAGCCTTGTACACTTGGGTTTGCTGCCATGTGAAAAACATAGTCTGCACCTTCAAGCTCTCTGTATAGGTGACGACAATCGTTCAAGTCTATTACTCTAGCTTTTTTGGCATACTTTTGGGGTAAATTATTAACTTCTCCTGTAGAAAAAACATCTATGACGTGTACATCATATCCTAGCTCATCTAGCCTCTCAACTAAATGGCTACCTATAAAACCCGCACCTCCTGTAACTACGCATCTACCTTTCATAAGGCCAAATCCTCGCTAGTTCATCGGTTACACCATGAATATGTACGATCCAGCGACCGTACTTACCTGTCTTCTCTGTTCTGATTATTATCTTACCCTCATAGGGGAAAGAGTCTGCGGCTTTGCTTAGTAATTCCCTGCACTTTTGGGTGGCAACTAGGAAATCAGGTTGTCCTCGTTCAGGCGTATCAACGCCAGCAAGTCTAGTCCGTATCTTCATGCCGACACTGAATCCTAGATCGACATAAAAGTCAACCGTATCCCCGTCTACTACTCTATCAACTATTGCTTTGTATTCGTACACGAATTGTCTCCAGCGTATGTTTGAATGGTTGTCCTTCGATATTCTCTACTAAATTCCACATTGCCTGTGCAATGTCTCTGATCTCAACTTGTGCGTGTTCGCTGTCTCTCAACTCTATGAAGTTAGCAAAGCTACGCATGTTGAACATAATGTCTGCCTGAATCTGGCTGTTGTAAGTCTTAAAGAATCTTGCGGACTCTTTCGCTCTCTTTCTGCCTAATGTAGGCTCAATATCATTCATACATTGGTGATATAGTGAATTGCCTAGCTCTGTGTATCTTCTTAGGATTGTACCCCACTTTTGATGTTTCTCTCCGTTTGCGTCCACACGCAGGTTTGGATCGGAGTTCCTGACTTCAGCCCAGTCTTCGGGGAGATAATATTTATCTTCTTTTAATTCTTTATAGCGGGCTGATTCAGCATTAAGAGAGCTAATCCTATGTTTAAGAAGATGGATATGAGAAGCAATCTCACAATCCACCAAGAAGTGTACAATACCCTTCTCAAAAGGAGTCTCGTGGCCTTCCCTCCACAGCATATTAATGAGTTTTCCAACTCTTGATCTTTTGTCATCCGTTAAGTCCCTTGATGTAGATGTCCACGCTGAACATGCAATAATCTCGTCTGAGCCGTAGTATCCTAATAACTCCACCTTGTTATTCAAAGTTAAACCTCATGCAGTTTTCTGAGTATGTAAACCCGCAAGACTGGTAGAATGGTATATTATCTTCTGAGCAATCTAGTATAGCTTTATAGCAAAACTTTTCTTCGCAAAAATCTAGACATGCGTTTATTAACCTTCTACCTACACCAGACAGTCTTGATTTGTTATCAACTACCACATCTTCAATATGTCCTACTCTAGAGCCATAGTGTAGCAATTTATTTTCTACTAGAACAGTAGATGTTCCTATTATCTTTTTATCGTGTTCAAATACAAAGGTCTGATGGTAGTCATTGTCTTCATAGTTCGACCAAAATTCCACCGCAACCCCCCGAGGAATCGAACAACCCCTCTGATGCTCGCCACTTAACTGGCAAAGTAATTTGAAATAGCTATCGTTAATATCGAGCAACTCAAGCCCTCTGATCATTCGTTTACCACACTTCCTAATATCGTGCTAGACGATTGTGTCTTTTCTCCACCCACATTATAAATTAGGTTAATCCCATTGTTTTCACAGAACTCCGATTCTGGAGTGTTACCATCTTTCCTGTCTCCACCATTCATAAAGCAGATACTGTCTATAAATGGGTCATCACAATATTGTCTGAGTATTTCTCCGATAGAACGAACTACGGTTCCATCTTTATCAATAGATATCATAGCTCTATCTACAGATTGTAATGCAAGAGTTATTCTCAGTCTAGAATACTCATCCATGAACTTGGTGGAACCTTTTAGACCCACTTGATGATCGCTATTAACAATCACAAACAGCAAATCACATTTTTCTTTTGCGCCCTCAATATAATCTAAGTGTCCGGTATGAATAGGGTTGAAATATCCCGATACAATTCCTACTATCATTCTATTCTCCCGTACTCGTCTTTAATCCTAATAATATCCTCTTCTTCGCAGACACCCCTCTGTAACTCTAGAATGACTAGCGGTTGTTCTGATACATTGGATACCCTATGGACTGCAAACTTATCTATTTGAATAGTGTCACCAGACTGAACAATCCATATCTTGTCTCCTAGTTGCATCTCGCCATGACCAGATAGTATGTGCCAGTATTCACTACGTTTTGTGTGTAGTTGCAGACTGAGCTTCCCATCCCTGTTTACAACTATTTTTTTTACCTTGTATCCACATTCATCAATTAAAACTTCAAAGGAACCCCAAGGTCTCGTTTCTTCCCTCTTGTCGCCGGAAAAGCTGCCTATACGAATCACCCGTTCTTCCTTGTCTAACTCTTCTGCAAGGAAAGATGTTTCACCACAAACATGGCAGGAGTGTGGAATTTTGGTGATTATTGCGCCGCAACAAGTTAGTTTAAATTGTCTCAAGTAGATATTCCTTTCAGTTTATTGATGGGCATGTTGTAGCAGTCCGCCTTAACTCTAAAGTTGTTGTTACCGTCTATATTGCCTTTTTTAAGGAACCTAGCGTCCTTAAAGTATTGTTCTTTGTTGTAGGAGCCTAGAATCCAAGCCCTTCCCCATCTTCCTTTGACATTCTCTATTCTTACAAACACATAGTGATCGCATTTTTGTCTGGTGTTAAAGGCCGCTACAGAGCAGTCGTAGTAAGGCTTTGGCTCTGAGGTGCATCGCTTAGTTTTTACATCGTACTTCGTTTTACCCTTTACGATGTCGTAATCGTAGGTGTTGCTTATGTCTCCTTTAATTACAGTGTTTGCTATTTCTTCCCCCAAGAAGCCCGCAATATTGCCATCTCCATGAGTGATGGAGTTATTTATCTCGCCCATCTCACGGGATTTTTTCCATGCTCGCTTTTTCATTTCCTCTGTTATTTTTACTTCTATCATTTACCAATCCAAGATTTAATCCAACTCCACAGTGACTTCCTTCGCTTAGGCGCTCTGGCTTTCGCCTCATATCTCCTCCTTCGCATTTCCATTTTACCATATTTTTCGAGTTTGTCAAGCTCATCCTTATGTTTTTCCAGAAAAAATTCTTGCGTCCTTACAAGCTGACTGTCTGACAGGCCGGAATCTCCTCTTACATTTGCTCTTATTTTACTCATCGTTTAAATCATCTCCTCGCTGCCATAATTTAAAATGTATGTCATCATCCTCTTCCGTGAAGCAAAGATTGAACTCCTGCTCGAATCTATCAAATAGGTGCTGTGGAAAAGATATGTGAATACCACTATCATCGGCAATATAGCTCGCCCTCTTTAGCATTTTTTCCCACGCTTCTTTCAAATCATAAAACATTTTTAGGCTCCACGTAAATTGGTGTTGACTCTCCGACCCAAGCATTTAGGGTATTATATTCTAAATATTCTAATGCTTCGTCATATGGGATACCAGCATCATTAAATAAAGTCTCTAGCATTTTGCCTATGCAGTATACTACTCTCGTTGTACCAAAGTCTTCGCAGACACCGATTATACAGTTGTCAAACCCGTCTGCAAATAATAGCGGCTCATCAAAGTTTTCCTGTAGTTGTTCTCTTATATTATCCATAATGACTCTTTAAAACAAACATTGTTTCTGCCCATCCTGTTACTTTGTGGTATTTTTCTGATTGCTTTGCTATTGTATGGTCGTTGCCGCCCTCGAAGCACTTGTCACCAAAGAAAATAGTTTTTCCTGTCATACGCCGTAGGGCTTGGCTCTTATCTCTACCCTTTGGATAGATATCAATACTTGTTTGGCCTCCAGATACGAACTCTAACTTGGGGTATCTCAAAGATAGCCAGTTGATATTGTTTTTTCTTTCCTGTGTAGCTTCGTCCCAGAGGGTGAATGCTTCCCTCCTTTGTTTAGACGCATTTATTCCCACTGTGGCAAAGTTAGCCATTCCGATACGCTCCTCTATATTCACTATATCTTTCTTGTACCAAGGACTTTTCTCTGCAAGTATCATTAGGTCTAATCTTAGATGGGCTGAGATTGCCCAAGGAGATTCGTAAATTACGCTGTTTCTTACGATCAGTTGGTTAGCGCAATTTTGAAACACGCCATTCATTAGTCTATACATTGACAGACCAATCTGATTCAATGTTTTCTTTTTGTCTGATCCGGTAACTATAAAAACCTCATTGCCTTGTTCCTGAGTTTTTACTACCCACTGTCCGAAGAACTTAGAGAACTTTGGGTTCATGGGTTCTCTGGCATTGGTTAGAGTTCCGTCTACGTCAAACAAAAATTGTATCATAGTTTCTTAAATATCCCTATAAAAAAATCTATCAGGACTGGGTGGAAGAAGAATATAAAAAGAACCACGACGATAAAGAAGAACCCAGCCCAGTCTGTCTTGTCTTGCTCTCTGACGGTTTCGAGCCAACGGTCGTAATCTCTTTTGGAATCAGTCTTTGGTGATTGATACGGGTTTTTCATTCAACTTCTTGAGGTTAGAGGAGAATTCCTTGAATAACTTTAAGCCCTCTTCTCTGCTGACCCGTCTTGATATTGATTCCATTTCTCGTGGAGCGATCTCAACAAAGGTTTCTAGCATCAGATGTATATCGTTGATGTGTTGCTCTTGGTATACAAATGCTGACATCTGCATGTCTGCTTTCTTCTCCAGTCTATACGACTCCCAGCATAATAATCCCAGAAACAACAAGATAACACAATTAAATTTATTTTCCTTCATCTTTCTTTCTCCTTCTAATAACCTTGTTTTCTTCGTGCATGAGCAGGAGAAACATAAGGGTAGCCATGATTAACTCAATCGTCCATGCCAATAGGCCAGCTTTTACTGCATCCATTATGTAAACTTAAAAACTAAGTAGCCAACGATTACAGCAGCGATGATTAAGAATAGCCATTTTCTTTTTGCCGCAACTGCGTAAATTTTTTCTTTAAGAGCGTGTATCTTTTCAATTCGATAATTTCGCTTGGACTCACGTTTTTTTCGTCTGTCTTCCCATCGCTCACGGCGAGTCTCAAGTCTCTTCTCTCGCTTAGTCTTTTCTTCAGGGGTTTCGTCTTCTGTTGGAACTTCTAGGTCGTCGCCTCCTCGGATAAAATCTCCTATCCATTTGAACATTAACTTATCTATTTATTCTCCTCTAAAAGAATTGTAGTTTTGTTTGTTATCGTCGTAATATTGTTTGTTCTCTAACACAGAAGTTGCCTCATGCTCATGCTTGAAGTAATGCTTGAATTGCTTGTACAATGCCTTGACTTGCTCAAAAGCCTCGTTCTCATCAATTTTACCCCCCTGCTCTAGGTCACAAATAATTGACATCTGTATGTTAAAAGCCCTGAATGGATCGTCATACTTTTCAAATTTGAACTTACTCATTATCTCCAGCCTCCGCGCAACACTCTTAAAGCATTACCTCCTAAAAACTTAGCTATCACCTCGTCTGAATATTTTTGTTTTCCACCCTTGCTTGTCAGGCACTTTAGATACTTAGTGATCCTCGGTAGCTCTGCCATGTCTGTGATCTCGTCTGGTGGATCGGTGAAGCCATCAAAGTCCGTCCCAATCCCAACAATGTCTGACCCTCCGATCTTCATAGCATGTTCCAAGGTTCTCTCAATGTATTTGATGCCTAGAGGTGAGTCAACGGGACTGATCCAATAGTTCATAAAAATAATACCGAGAACTCCACCGTGAGTAGCAAACCATTCAAGCTCCCAGTCGTGCAGGTTGTATGGGTCTGGGTTTATCTCAAAAACTCCTGTATGGCTACTTATGACTTGGCTCTGCCTATCTCCAACTATGTCGTAGACTTCCGATCTAGCCTTCGGTGTGCAATGTGCAATGTCGATAATCATTTTGAGATCGCACATGCGCTCTACAACCTTCTTGCCGATGCTAGACAAGCCGATGTTCATGTCCCAAGCTCCCATGAGATGTTTCCAATTGCTACGTTTGATTCCGTAGTTGGGGTATGGGAATACTGGGTGGGCGAGCATGTTGGGGTAGAAATGTGCGAGTGTCAGGTAGGCTACGCCTCTTTCAGCGAAGTAGTCAAGGTGCTGAAGTATCTCCGTCTCCTTGACCTTCATATCCGTAGAGGTTTCACAGTCAAGCCCAGAGAGGCTATGACCCCCCTCGATGGAATGTACTAGGGCTATCTGACCTTCTTCGATACATTTATTCATCTCGGTACTATTGAGTACCACCCTGACTTCTTTTGCGTCTTCAGCCTTTATTTTGTTGTTGTATTTCAGCACATGGGCTTCCATATCATCCATCATGTTGACGGTGGCATCAAAGTAGAACGGGTCAAAGACACGCTTTCTGACCTTCGGAGAAAATTTAAGGGCGAGTCTGACCAAGCTCTGGTCGTCAAGCCATTCTCTCTCTGGGATGTAGCATGTTGAAAGCACAACGTCTGTGTTACCCTTCTCAATTAGCGGGAAGGTGCTACGCTGACTCAAAGGCCAAAAGGTTCGCTTAAAAAGTTTAGCCAAGAACTTAGGCTTACTGGCGGTCAAGTCCCTATCTAAAAGGAATCTTTTAAGAACAGCGTGGTTGTGCAGATCAACCACAGTGGACTGTTCATGTAAATCTCTCCAATTCATAATATACTCCATAAAATATAGCTACAGTATTATAGTCTGCAATAGGTTATTTGTCAACTATTAAATTAGTTTTTTTTAGTTTTGTCATTGGAATTTTCGCATCCGAGCTTTTCGTACTTCCAGATTTCCTGTGCCAAGAAAGCTCTAGTAACCTTGCAGCCAATAGCCACTCGCTCGTTAATTTTTTTAGCCAGACACTCAAGCATCTTATTGTCAATTGTCACACTCCTAAGCATCCTCTACTTCCCTCCAGACATCGTGTGAGTCAATGGAGAAGCACCCTAGGAATTCCAAATTGTCCATGTAATTGCTTCCAAATTCAGATGGGCTGATAATCGAAAGAAACCTTTGACCCTTCCTGTCGCCCCTGTAATCTGCTAACCTCTCATATAAATAGTATGTTTTCCCAATAGCCGCCTTAAAATTGATCGCCGCTTCATTGATGGCTTTATTCATATTAAAATCATTCCTTAGTTTGTTATATTCTCCTTGTAGTTCGCTGACTCTAACTTTGAAATATTTTTCACTAGAGTCGTTACTAGAGTCCTTCCATTTCGCAACTTCACCCTGCGTGGAAGTAAACGAAGGGGAAAGCGTACTGTCTCCATAAGGTAGTGAAGACCTGTTCTTTGTCGGTTCATACTTTTCTTTCATTCGATCTCCAGTAGGGAGTCCCTGACCAATGAAACTAAGTCATTTAGTTCGTCTGGAGTCAATTCAATCCCCTGTTCAGCCATCTGCTCTCTTATATTATACCAGCAATCTTCATGCTGGGTTACTGCATACCGCAGGTTGTCTTTATTATTTCTGACAAAATCCAGCCAAAGTTCTCTATCACTCATTTGTCAAATCCTTTAGGTAATTCTGGTGGCCCACTAATAAATGCTAAAATGTATGCTATCGCTATTATACACACTATAATAAAACTGATTTTGAGAACCGTGTCTAATTTATCACTCATTTATCAACTCCTTCTACATGTTCAGAGATTAAAAAGTTGAGTTGCGACAAAAGGTCTGTCTGGGTCTGAATTTGTTCTTCAAGCCGTTTAACTTCTGAGTTAAGTTTCTGAATTTTATCCCTTCTTTTAGTAAGAAGGTCTTCGAGTAGAACTTCGCTTTTGTCACGTACTCGTCTAGCGTCTACTTTGTACTGAACCTCTTTTGAACATTTTTTACAAAAGAAGTTGTCATTGTAGACATAGGTATATCCCGTTCCAACGACA